GCACAAAACGGACAGGTATTGGCATATGATAGTACGGACAGAACATGGGAAAATACAACGCTTTACGGAACAGGTATTCCGTTATCAACAACAAATTCAACAAAGGTCACAGACGCAATTGGTGATTTACAGAGTGATGTAAGTGACCTCCAATCTGATATGACCACGGCGCAGGGTGACATTGATGACTTGGAAGCAGGGAATGGTGTTACAACCTTATCGGTCGACCTCACAGGCTGGACACAGGACACATCAAGCCAGAGTGGCACAACGCTCTATAAAAAGCAGATAAGCGTCAATCACGTTTATGTTCCCTCACCTACTATATCAATCGGGTGCGGAACAGGAAACACACTACCGACAGTTGCAGAACAGGAATCGTACAATCTTCTGCAATATGTGATAGCAGAGAACGAAGCGCCTTGTTATCTTATGTTGTATTCAAGCGCAATACCGACAACAGCGTTCTATATCAGCGTTGTGGGCGTAGATTAACAAGGGGGTGAGATTATGGCTGAACAGTTAGCGGAACTCAATAAGGGCGATTTAGAGGTCTATTCGACCACGGAAAAGCCAATCGGCGTATGGATAGACGGAAAACCTATATATAGGAAGTGTTACAAGGTGGACAATGTTGTCCCAAACGGCACAACGACAATAAACACGGGGGTATCAAACCTTGACCACTTTATCCATATATACGGCATAGGTGTTGAGCCGAGCGGGTGGGAAGTGCCTATCCCACATATAAACGGAACGGCGGTATATATCATTATGTGTGATTATGACAACGTGAATAATCAATTCAGAGTTATCCGATATAACCCGAACGGCGCAACAATGACCGTATATTTCACCGCAGAATACACCAAATCATAAAGGAGGAAACCAAAATGTTAAACAAATACTATGTTCTTATACTCTCACTCAATAAGAGTGGTGGCAATTCCGAGGAAATCACGAGAAAAGATGACCTCACATCGGCAGAAAATCTTTTCTACGATAAGTGTTCGCAGTATGGCGGTAACGCACAGACGGGATATGTTGTGGTGTCCTTGCTTGATATGTACGGACGCATAATCAAGTCCGAAACAATCGACAGACTTCCTGCACCCGAACCCGAACCCGAAGCATGACCGACCGCACCAAAATAACCCTTGCACTCATACTATCCGTTATCGTGTGGATATTGACGATTATGTATTTAGCAGGAAAACCGTTGTGACTTGCGACCAACTTGCGACTAACTTGCTTAAACTTGCGACTAACTTGCGACAAAATAAGAGTTTGATATGACTTGCAAAGAATGTTCACACTACAACTCCATAAACGCCACAGAGGGCAGATGCGACAAGATGACCTATTTAGGCATAGTCGATGTGGTAGACGGTTCATACAAAGCGTGTAAGGAATACGAGGACAAAGACGGTCTGTATTCTGACGGAACGTGGCATTGTCCGAGGTGTGGTAAAGCCGTGAGTGAATGGGGATTGTGTGACGAGTGTGACAGTTGGGAGTCGGTGAGCAAATGACCATAGCAGAAATACTGATACAACACCTTGAAAATAAGGAATATGACAAGTTCTATGAACTCTACGAACAGATACGGGATAGGTCTTTCTGGTATAACGATAGTAGGGGCGCAATCATTGAGGTTTTACTTCTTAAAGAGGTTGAGAGCAAATGACCATAGGTTTAATCGGTTCTATATCGTTCCTGTTCACCCTTATGGCATTAGGTATCATATCCTTGCTGATTATGTGGGGCAGACGATGAACATACTATACTTTATATTCTCATTTCCCGAAGTGCTACCACTTGTAACGCTACCATTAATCATTATAGGTTTGGGGCTTGCGTATGAATACTATTGATAAAATACTCTTATCTTGTGCGATTTTCCTTGTACTGTTCATAATAACAATGATTGTGATATTCTGTATATTTCAATCAGTACCAGATACCTTGATTGAGTGTACACTAAGTCTGTTTAGTACAGAGGCGGTTATTACGTTTGCTATATGGTGGATAAAGCGAAAAGCAAACCAGAGAAAAACTAAAGAATAAAAGACAAAAGCGGGCATATAACCCGCTTTTTGTCTTAGAAAGGATGATTTATAACAGAATTGAAACCGTAAACATAATATAGCATATACAATAATGCTTATCAAGTGTTATAATGAGGCTACACAGGGAGATACTTGATATGACTATTGAAGTAATGAGCGCAATAACAGTATTGTCTATAGCATTTAACATCTATCTGGGTGTTCTTAACGCACGGCGTAATAAGACCACGGATGATAAGATGGATGCAACACAACACGCCACGGTTATAGTTAAGTTAGACTCTATTGAGTCAACTGTTAATGATATTAAGGCTGATAACAAGGTATTTCGTACAGATATACAGGATATAAGAGAAAGATTAATCAAAGTCGAACAAAAGGTACAGGATTTGGAGATTAAATCAAATGAGTGAAGACGTAAAGAATAAGTTAACAAGTAGAAAGTTTTGGATATGTGTTGCGGCTTTCTTAGGCTCAGTTGCCACATCTATATCTGGAATAGTTACTGATAATAAATGGGTTACCACAACAGGCGTGGTGGCGGGTATTTTATCAGCCGCAATTTATAGTTTTTGCGAGGCGTGGGTAGACTCAAAGGCGGTAAAAAAAGAATAATGGTTATATCAAACGAGGGCTTAAATATAATTAAGCGTTACGAGGGTCTAAGGCTAGATGCCTATAAAGACCCTGTAGGCATATGGACTATTGGTTACGGTCATACTAATGGTGTTGCACAGGGCATGGAAATTACAGAGGCACAGGCAGATGAGTTTTTAAGGCAAGATGTAAACGGTGCTGAAAAGTCTGTAATGAAATATCATTCAATCTATAACTTTAATGTCAATGAGTTTAGTGCTCTTGTGTCATTTACCTATAATTGTGGCGCAGGCAACCTAAAAAAATTGGTTAACGGCGGTATGCGTACAAAGAAAGAGATAAGTGACGCAATACCGCTTTATTGTAAAGCAGGCGGTAAGGAACTTAAAGGCTTAAAGAAACGCCGAAAAGAGGAGCAAGAGTTGTTTAACAGATGAGGATAGCGCACGCAAGCATAGATGAAAATAAGCACATAAGCGGTGGACAGACGGGCAACCAGACGGGTAAAGAAGTATGTATCAGACAATGGTACAACAAGCCGTGGACGGTGCTATTAAGATACCCCGACAGGCAAACAAGAGAGAGAATAGCAACCATAGCAGAGACTTTGGCAAGCCCCCCTGTTAATAAACTAATCGGATATGACCAGAACGAGCGCAATAGCCTACACGCCGAGGCAAAGAGGCATAATTACAACATCTTAAACTTTATCAATTCCAATAAGGCGTGTGAAACTGATTGTAGTGCTTTTGTAACGTGTGTGTGCCTGTTTGCGGGCATAAAACAACTTGAATATACAGATAATGCGCCCACAACCTCATCAATGAAGTCTGTATTTAAGAAAGCAGGGTTTGAGGTTATAACAGATAATAAATATGTGTCAAACATAACCTATTTATCTAAGGGTGATATTCTGTTAAAGCCTAGCGGTCATACTGTTATTGTCTTAGATGATGGCTCAATGTATGGTAAGCCCGATAAGATTAACTATTACCCGAGGTATGAGGGCTATAGTACATCAATATCAGATGCACTAAAGGCGGTAGGTGAGGACTCTAGTAAGAGCACACGCAAAAAGATATACAAAGTCAATTTTACAGATGAGTATAGGTATACGGCTAAACAAAACACGGCTATGTTGATACTCTTGAAACAGGGCATATTGATTAAACCATAGGGGGATAGGATGGAGCAGATACCTTATATAGTGCATGAAAGCCAGATGGCACGCATGGAGCGCACAAACAAGCGCATATGGATATTGTGTATTATCCTTGTAGCCTGTTTAATTGGTACAAATGCAGGTTGGGTATATTATGAGTCACAGTTTACCGATACCGAGGTATCACAAGAGGTTGATACAGGTGACGGTGACGCAACTGTTATAGGAGTGGGTGATTATCATGGCACGAGTGAGACAGACCGTTAGGACACGGACACGCAGAACAGGCGGTAATAGTGGTTATAGGAAATGCCCGAATTGTGGTGGTGACGGGCGTGTAAGGGTACGCAAAAGAAGTAAGAAATGATGGAGTATACAAATACCCAGATAGCCTCTTTAATAGATGATTACATACACTCAGAGCGTGATAGAGCGATACTCAAACGCCGATTGATTGACGGTATACTATATGATAAGTTAGCAGATGAGTTTGAGTTATCTGAGAGACACGTTAAAAGGATTGTGTACACATCACAGGAAATACTTTTTAAGCACTTAAAGCCTTGATTATATCGGGGCTTTTATTTTTTTTACCTCTTTTTGTCCAAAAAGTATTGACATATAGTATAGAAGTGATACAATGAGTACATAAGATAACACAGGCGGTAGCCATAAGGAGGTACGATATGTATAACAGATTGATGCAAGCAAAGGAACTTAACGTAAAGGTTGGCGATACGGTCAGCGTACAGGGCAACAGAGGTATAGTAACAGAGGTATTACATCACTTTGATACTGAGTGGAACGGTAAAGAGTATGTAAAGGTTGCTGATAGTGACGGTACATCCATACGGG